AGATCCTGATCTGCAAGTGGGGTATTGCTTTGCGGTAGATAGCCGCCGGTGGCAGAGGTGTTACCGCTCAAAGTGGTCTGCTCGCCGGCAGTAGATCTTTACGGGACAGCACAACATGAACGTAGCCTTGTCCCCAATTGTCCCAATCATCGACCCGCACAACGACGTACTGCTTACTACGCCAAACTACTATGTCAGCTTGCGTGGCGTCCGTCGCTTCCTGCAGACCGTATTGCGTCCATATCTCGAGCATCTCGCTCGTACGTGTTGCGTCCGGTGTTAGCTCCATTGCGCGGCCGGAAGCGGGTTGCACAACGCCAATCGCAGTTGAAGTAGATTGAGTTACTCCACCGCGCCCATGTGCATCGACCGTCTCGACCGATCGCAAGACCGAGAACGAGTCTTGGAAGTTCACATCCTGCAGTACTTCTGAGACGTCGATGTTTGCCATTACCGCATCCTCAGAACGTAAGTGATTGCTCGACGCAATTGACCTGTATCCATCAGCGGCTTGAGATTGGCTGCGCCCCAAGCAGCGACGTCCTGGCCAGCTTGGCGCATGCGTCGCAACCTCGTTCTACCTGCCTGCGTCTTGCGCAAGCGAGCCGCAATCGTTCTTGGCGACAATGGCACAAATGGTCCGACTGTTATCTTGTTGGTCGCGCCTCGGACACCGCTTTCGCCAGCCGCGCGAAGGGCGTGCATCATGCGGATCTCGTCGCCTTCAATGGCAGCTTTCGCGGCCTGCCGCATGTAGTTCTGAATAGGAGCCTGCTGATCTCGTATGCCTGGCTTCAGAAACGGTCGCGCTGGAATATTGAGACTGGGTTCGCCATTCTCATGCACGTAACCAAGCAATGCATTGGTTGGCCCACCATCCGTGCGCGCGGCATTGGCTTGTGGGATACCAACCAATACTTGCATAGCGGCAAGCTTCTTGATGGTCTTTTCTAAGTCTTCGTAATGGGAGACCGTTTTTATTACGGGTGGTTGCGCCATCAGAAGTAACCAATGTCAGGTCCATAGAAGCCAGGACCGCTTGGTGGGGGTGGCAATGGACCGTAGCCTATCTGAACACCACCCATGCCGACCATCTGCACAAGCTGCCAGAAGCGCATGCCATACATCGACAGGCCCCAGAAGCCAGCGCCTTGCGCTGCAAGCGTGCTCAGGATTGAGGTGTCGTAGCCTACTGACACACTCCCTACCGACTTCGAACCAGTTGGGAATGGTATTTGGCCAGGCCGCCCGGCTTTGCCTTTGTTATCTCCGCCCAGAATAGACAAGTGGTGAGCAGTAAAAAGATAAAGCCCCACCTCATAGTAGTCCCCCCAACGTTCCCGGTTTAGATTGTTCAGTGCTATTTGGAACCAGAAGTTCCTTTGTGGGAACGGGTATTTGCTGGCATCGTTGAACTCTGGGAATGCCATGAGAAAGGTTTGATCGGTGTACGGCGGATCCCTACCTTGCACATCGGCATTCGCAGTGACTTGACCCTCGCCCTCGATTTGGGCGTTACCGGGATGGACGACTTCTGCATCAGCCGTTACTGAACCTTGGCCTTGTGCTCCACTCATGCATTACCTCTTTTGCCGCCCCACTTGTCGCGTAGTAAGGTGAGAGCGTCTTTGGTTGGACGTGCTGCATCGCGTGCGGCTAGTGCATCGCGGATGCAATCGCGTGCTGGGAGACCACGGCGGGCGCTGTCGCGCATCTGAGTAAAGAAGTCGCCACCCTTGGCCTCGCGCTTCATCTGCGAATTGCCACCGCCATTGGTCGGCAATGCATCATTGAAGGCGTCTTTGAATGAACGGCCGGCTTTCAGCGCGTCACGGAATTTCCTTGCGTCAACCCCGCTGATCTTCCCCTTGTTCTTGCTGGCGTAGAACACTTGTTCTCCCTTTTCTTCTCCGTAATTTTTTTTCATCGCGCCCATTATCTCGCGGCCCTTTGACGTCAATGGCATGCGTTTTCTCCGATATGGCTGTCCTGCCGCCAGGTGGGGCTAGGACGCCGGGCTGGCTTTTTGGCTGCATAGGCTAGCGGCCCTCTGGCTGCCCGGCGTCCTGAGCGAAGATAAAGCCGCTAGCGGCTCGATTGGCTTTAGCCGGGTGGCGGGGCTGCCGCGCCCTCTGGCGCATGCTCCTCGCCTGGCGCTGCCGCACCGGGATCAATCTGCGCGCGGCCCTGATCATCGCCGGGACGAGCACGCTGATTTGGCCGACGCTGCTGTTGCACATCTTCATTCGCCTTGCGGAACTCATGGCGGGCAGTCGTTGCAGCATCGTCTGCCACCTGATTCTCCTGCGCCGTAGCAATCCGCTGGCCAGCTTCATACGAAGCCATTGCCGAAGCATGGGCTGGGTGGCCAGGCGAGAAGCGCGGGGGAAGCGGATCATCGGAAAACCCACGCACGTAACGCGAGTTCGCCATGGCGTCTTCCATGTCCCAGCGGCCCGGGGGAATCTCTTCCTTGTAGCCGTCCGGGTGCTGGTAAGTAAAGCCTCGAACGATATTCACGGTAGGCATCTATTTACTCCTGTGTAGCTTATTTGCGCCAAATTTAGCGCAAGCCCTTACGACTAAATCCCGTCGCGGTAGCAGATCGTCTCCGGGTAAACGAACTCAACGCAGCCCAACCGACCATAGTAAGTGGTGATTTGATAGATTGAGCGATACTCAAGCGGGGTGCGCTGTAGCGGGACGAGCGGGAAGCGAACGCGGTCACGGTCACGAGTGTATGCAACCATGCGGTCGGTGCTACCGCTACCCAAACCCGTTAGCCACTTAACCGGTTGGATATTAAGCGGTCGACCGTTTGCCGCATTGGCCAACGAGTTATTCCGGAGGAACTCCAGAATCGACACGTTACCAGCGCTTGACACCTTCTGCGAGATCAGATAGCCGAACTGCACAGGTGGCACACGCAATTCAGATGGGATCACTGCGTAGCCAGATGCAGTCCAAGCGGCTGCCAGAATTTCGTTAACGTCACGAAGAATCTGGTCAGGTGTCTTGGTAACCCAGGTTGTCGTGCTACCAGTTCCGTCCGCCGCAACGTTGGCAGTTGCTACTGCACTGTTGTTGAACAGTCCGGCTTTGCCGTACGTCGAATCACCAGTATAGACCATTTCATCAATGTCCATCTGGTACTTGAGCCGAAGACCGTCATACTTCTGCGTGTCGATGGGACGACCAATCTTCTGCGCTGACGCAAGCTCCGGCAGCGTGTACTTGATTTCCATGCCCCAAAGGAACAATGGATTGGTCGTCTTACCGATATCAATGCTGATACCAGTAATGGCATTGGTATCAGTGCTCATCCAGCTCTTACCAGCGGGCGTAATGCCGCCGGGCGCAGCGAAAGAGGAGTTGGTGAAGCTTGAGACTTCGTCGGCCAGCGTGACATCCTCACGCAGGTCGATGTCGCGTCCCCACGTAACCGTAGCAAGCGGTTCGTGCAGAGTGGGATCAAGCCGCTCCAGCTCCCCAATCAGGAATGCACCCGTTGAGTCAACAGTAAGCTGGTCGAATGTCATCATCTCGTCGGTCGTGAACAACTTGGCTCGACGAGTGATAATTGCGGGAGCCGACAACGCGGTGCTCTCCGCGAATTTTACCCTGCGCTGATGCATGGCAGTACTACCTCGCTTTCTTCTTTTACGCGATATGGAAAGAGATTTCAGTGATGCCGTTAGCATCAGCGGGACCCATGAAGGTTGCACCAGAAAGCGCAAACCCATTGCCTGTGGCCGGCGACGACGCCTCAAACCCACCTTGGATGTGAGAACCAGTTGCCGTGTTGCCCCAGATGTAGACTTGCCCGCCCTTAACTGCTGCATTGCCGCCGGACAACGTTACTGCCATGTAGCCACGGCGCAGTACGTCGCAGGGACCATTAAGCGGCGGGGTGCTGGTGCCGACCACATCTTGCGATGCAACAGCCGGGTATGGACGAACAAGCAGGCCGTAGACAACCGGGCCAGTAAGTCCGCCAGCGATGTCACCAGCCACGACAGCACGAACCGCATGGCTCGTCCCATCGAGCACAACGGGAATACCATAAGCTGTTGGATGTCCCGTTGAACCAGACGGCTGGATCAACTGTGCTTCCACAGTGTGGTGCTGGGCGCGGTTTACATCGCCGGGGATGCCCGCCGCCATCCTGTACAAAATAGCAACCATTACTTCTCAGTCCTTTACATTTGAAAAGCCCAGAGGCTTAGTTGAGGCCGTACTTCTGACGATTGCGAGCGTTGATGTCGGCGGGTGTCAGAAGCGTAGCCGCGCCACGCACACCCTGATTGGATGGGCGAACCCGTCCAAAGGCAGCGTTGTTGTGCTGGCGAACCATTTCCGATGCACCAGCAAAGATGGGTGCGATCTCGTCGCACGTCATCTTGTCGAAGGTAGGCTGTTTGCCGGCCAGCATGACCTGCACGAAGTTGTGCTTGTCGTTGTCGCGGAATGCTGCACTGAGCGCATTGCGCTTGAGCGCGCAAAGTGTCTGTGCGGTATCCTTCGCCGGAACCTTTGCGTCGAACGTCGGCACACGAACATTGGATGCCAACAATTCAACACGCGACAGCACGTCCTGGAATTCCGTACGCAGGGACGTGGAATCACCAACGAATTGCTGACGAGTGCCTTGCTCGTCGCCAGTCATCCGACGGCGGTCGGTTGTACGACGGTCGCCGGTGCGACGATCCTCAGTTCCCATCTGGGGATTCTCAAACTCGGTTCCTTGCGTGCCAGAACCATAGGTAAGAGCGTCGGGCGGATCTTCCATCGGCTCTTCGGTGGAAGGCGCAGATGGGCCTTCCTGATCACGGCTGCGACGATCAGCCATGCGACCACGACGATCGCCAACAGTGCGGCGGTCACCAAAGCCATTACCACCGTCGTCACCCTCATCCGGGTCGACGCCGCCGTCAGCGCCTTGTGCGAGGACAACGATAGCCTGCTCGATGCGATCCAGACGCTGCATGATCTCCTGCATCATCGGATTTGCACCAGAGGCGTGGGTGGTCGGCGCACCGCCTACATCCGGATCGGCTTCTGGCTCATCACCAATACCGCCACCGCCGCCCGAGCTAATGCTGGGGCTTCCACCACCATGTCCCAAGTTGATAGAGACATGAGTATCGCCAGTGCGACCCTCACCGCCGGAGCTTTCGCCTGAGACCTGCTCTCCGAGCATCTCAGGCACCTTCTCCAGTTCTTCAACCAGCGCACCTTCATCGCCGGTTCGAAACGCATTCATAATCCGATCACGGAACGCCCTCCGGCGCCGATCCGTTACGCTAACCTTCGGCATTTCTTCATCTCCTATTGTGCAAAGCGGGCCGCAGCGACCGCGATTGACTAGTGCTACGTGATTACCGACGATACCATATTGCCTTCCCTCACCATCAACGGTTTGCTCGTATTCAGCGTCATATCCCGCCGATACTTCGCGTTTGCCAGAGCGGATTTCCGCAATGGCGGTAGGATCAGTAATTAAAAGATCGGCATACATAAAGCTGTTATCGTACTGAATACCGTCACCACGACGTGGATTAAGCACGACTCCGACCGAGTAATGCCGAAAGTTGTTAGGCGTCACCTTCTCCGGTGGGTGATTATTCGTTACAGGCTTACCGTTGAATGATGCGATAGTTTCGGGACGGAAGACTTCAGC